ATAACTTGAAAAAGAAACTGGAAAAGTCCGGCCTGTCACCGGACGCGCAAAAGAAATTACTGGACAAGGAATACCAGCGCCTGTTACAGGAACGGCGCAAGACCATAGCGCAGACAGAGGGCCGATATGCAACTAGCGAGGCGCGTGCGCTGGAGGCGGAGGCGCGCGGTGATGAATACAAGGTCTGGTACATACAAGGCGATGAGCGCACCTGTGATATCTGTTCGGGGAACGAAGCGGACGGTGTAATTCCGATCAAACATCCATTTCGCAGCGGGCATGATCACACGCCAGCACACCCGGCCTGCCGGTGCTCTGTCTCTTACATTCGAGATGGGCGGCCGCGCGAAATAGCGGAACGCAGATCAGCCGAAAGAATAGCACGAACCAAAGAACTAAGAGGAGAAGAATAATATGGCCGAACCCAAAAAACAGGCGCAAGACGAAAATACACTTGACACGGGGGACGATCCTGTGTTACTTTTTAGTCAGAGCCAGACGCTGATTAATCGGATGTATGGAATCCGGCAATCGGCAAAAGCGCTTGCAGCGCAGAGCGAGCAGATTATAGAATATCTGCGGACAAAACGACAGTTGAAAAAAACAGACTCTTAAAATACGAGCAGAGTATAGAGCCCGACCCCGGCAGTAATGCCTGGGGGCGGGCTCTTTTTTTTTACAACCGAGGAGAAACAAGTATGGCACAGGACAAGGCAAAACCGGACGTAACGGCAACGACCAGCGCAACCATTGCCGGGGGCGCTGACGGGGCCGTGACGGACGCGGACAGCCAACAGACTGACGAGCGGGCGGGCTGGTCCCGCGAGGAGTGGGAACGATTCGCATCAAGCGAAGCAGACCGGCGCGTGACGCAGGCGCTGAAACAAAAAGAAACCGAGTACAAAACCCTGCTATCCGACCGGGAAAAAACTGCTGAAGAGAAATTGAAGGCGTATGAAACACAACTAGCGAATGAGCGCGCGCGCGCCGTGTTCGCGGAGCAGGCACTGGAAAACAATGTCAGCGATATCAAGGCGGCATGGGCGGTTGCCCGTGAATACGGTCTGGTATCAGATGACCAGGTTGACTGGAGCGAACTCCGCGAACGGCACCCGTCGCTATTCGCGCAACGAAAACAAACCAGCGCGGCATCCGCGCCGGGCGACGTGAACGGGCAGCCGCCCGACATAAACACGCTGCTCCGGCGGGCGGCTGGTTACGGGAGATAATTTGAATGGCTGTATACAACAGTGAAATTGCCGCCGCACAACTGAGCGCGGCAATGCAGCAACCGGCCGTTGTCAACGAGATTTTTCAGTTGGCCACGAACAACAGTATTGCAATGACCAAGGCGCGCCGCCTGCCGAACATGGCGACCGCAACGGCGCGTATGAGCGTATTGAATCTTTTGCCGATTGCCTATTTTCAGGCGACCGGCACCACGCTGAAACAGACCACCAAAGCCGCGTGGGTCGGCAAGACCATTACCGCCGAGGAGTTGGCCGTCATTGTGCCCATCAGCGAGAACGTGCTGGCTGATGCCGTGAACATCGACATTTGGGGCGAAATCAAGCCGCTTGTTGCGGAGGCCATGGGCCTTGCTATTGACGCGGCGGTATTCCACGGGACCAACCTTCCGGCCACATGGCTCACCGATTCCGGCGGCACCAGCAAAAGCCTGGTCGCGGGCGCAACGGCTGCGAGCACGACCATCGCCGAAGGCACCAACCTGGATTTGTATGATGACATTTTCGGCGAAGATGGCGTCATATCGCTTGTCGAGCAACAGGGCTTTATTGTGGACGGCCATGCGGCAGCGCCGTCGCTGGCTGGTAAACTGCGCGGGCTGCGTTCGGGCAACGAAACCTATGGCGCGGGCATGCCGGTGCTTGGCACGGACGGGTCGCTCGGCGGCATACCGATCACCTACGCGAGGAACGGCGCCATTGACGCCGCCAGCGCGCTGCTCATTTCAGGTGACTGGAGGCAGCTAGTGTATTCAGTACGCCAGGACATTACCGCGACGCTGGCGAACCAGGGCGTTGTCCAGGATGCCGACGGCGACATTCAGTATAACCTGTTCCAGCAGGACATGGTCGCCATGCGTTTTGTATTCCGGCTGGGCTTCCAGATCGCTAATCCGGTCACGCAACTGAGCAGCACGGAAGCGACCCGCTACCCGTTCGCCATATTGACCCCGGCTGCGAGCTAATGAGCGCATCAGCCACAGACGTAGCGCGGGTCCGGCAACTTGCCGACGTGACAGTGACCGATTTCAGCGACGGCGCGATCACAGCGATAATTGAACTGTTCCCGGTCAAAGACAGCGCAGGCTATACGCCCATTGAGGATGACTGGACAGCGACATATGACCTGTATCGCGCCGCTGCTGATGTGGTGGAAATACGCGCGGCAAAACTGGTCACGCGCTACGACGTGACCGCAGACGGGGCGACTATGGCCCGGTCGCAAATGCAGGACCAGATGCGGCGTCTGGCGCAGCGGTTGCTATCCCGCGCCAAGCCGCGTTTCTCAAACCCTGTGTTTGACGACGACGACGAGGACAATTCCGGCAATGCTTGACGATTTTGAATATGACGCGTGGCGCGATGACGCGGCCGATACCATGCGCGACAAGTGCAAGATCGGAGTGAAGTCGCTTACCAGCAGCTACGACCCGACTGATATTACTTGGACGTATGGCGCTGAAATCGATTGTGGCTTTAACTCCAAAATGTCCCGCGAATCCTATGACGGCAGCGCGGCGACGGTAACGGACGCCCGCTGCCGCATAGGGCTGGACAACCTGATCGGAGGGCATGACCGGATACACCTGACGCAACGGGACGGCGATACCGTAAGTGAATACTATTCCATAATCGGCGAACCGCGGCGCGGTATTTCGGCATATGTATTGCATCTGAAACGACTGGTCGGGAACAGTACCACATGACGCAGATCATTGACAGAAGCGATAACGTGCGGCTGGCGGCCAAATTGAAAGCCATGGATATAATTAAAGATTTCTGTAGCGCCATGGCGGACGGTTGCCGCGAGCGGTCGCCGGTTGCGCCAATAAAAGGCGGACACAACCGCGACAGCATAGCCTGGGAATCCAGCGGCCTTAGCGGAAAAGTATTTTCTGAGTCCGGGTATGGCGGTTGGCTGGAAATCGGTACATCGAAAATGCCAGCACGTCCGTATTTCAGGCCCGCGTTTGAAGAGACGGCAAGGGATATTAAATGAGCGATACAACTCTGGATCGTATCTGCACGTTTTTGGATACCGCGCTTGACGGAGATGCGGACGTGTGGCGCACGGCGTTACCGCCTGGATATGACAACACGGACGCGGCCTGTGTGGTGTCCATGCAAGATGAGCGTCACCACCAATCGCGCGCGGATAGGGATGTGCGCTTTGAGGTGCGCTGTTATGGCGGGTCCAACAAGATTGCCGATGCCGTCGTGTTGGGCGAGATTGTGATTGAGTGCTTAAACAACGAGCGTAGTTATGCGCTGCATATTCAGCGTATAGGCGAGGTGACCGGGCAGGAATTGCCGCCGGAAATAGATACCGGATGGCCGTCCTACCGGGTAACTGGGCGGCTACGCATGACAGACAATTAAGGAGACAGTAATGGCAACAAGTGTAGTACACAGAATTTCCATACATGAAAAGATGGGCACCGCACCGCCGACGGAACCGGCGTTGGGTAGTAATTATGACGCAGCCACGCTGCAGGCGGCGGGCTGGGTGACCATCGGCAGCGTAGACATGGGCGACGACTGCAACCTGGACAGCGAGAGTATTGAACAGTCGCCGTTGTTCGAGGGCGTCGAAATCCTGCCGCCCGGCAGTCTGACGCGCAACAAAACTATTGTACGCCACAACGGTATTGACGAGGTCACGTTTACCGCGTATGACGTCTCGCAAGATTGCTGTGAACTGGAAAGCACGACCACCACCGATGGCGCGGTAATCACGCGCGGGCGGGACGTGGTATACAGGTCCATGCTGATCGAGGTGGACGGGATACGCAGCGACTTTTATCCGCGCGTGCTGCTGCGCATCTCCAGCGAGCCCGGCGGCTACGGTCCTGGCGATGATGCCGTCATGAAAACGGAGTTTACCGCAATCGTGCACAACTACGATTACAGCGATCATGCCGGGACGTATACCGAAGACGCGCCAACCGGCCGCGTACAGACCTATTACGCGGCAGCCAGTTAAATGGACAAGCAATCCCATGAAATGGCGGCGGAGTCTCGTGCGAATGAGGCCGCGATACTTGGGGGCCGGTCCCGGCGCGCTGTGATTTGCGGGCGTGAGTACACGTTTCTGCAGCCCAGCCGCCGGGATAACCGGCTCATGTTTGGCGATGTGGTTCGTATTCAGCAACTGGGCCTCAAGCCGGAGAATCGCGCCCGCGTGTTAATGGAAATGTTTAATTTCCTGATCGACTGGTTCCCGACGATTGCCGCCGACGAGGTCAAAATAGATGACACGCTGAACGCGGAAATGTCGCAGGGGAATAGCGCCACGGCCATGGAGATTATCACGGCGTGGCAGGAGGTCGCGTTGCTGGTCAGCCGCCCTTTCCAGAATACGGCGTTGACAGAAAAAACCGAGACGGGCACCTAGAAAGCAAGGTCTATGATCTGCTTATGCGTGAGTATGGTATTCCGTTCAATCTAATAGAGACGACGTGGACCGAGGAACAGTTCCAGTTGTTTGTGCAGACCATAATACGCCGTCGCGAAGAAGAGCGCAAGGCGATTGAAAAGGCACACGGAAAGCAGCACAGCCGACAACGATACAGGTAACAGCACATGGCCATTCAAGCAGGTGATGCAGTATGGACCATTCGCGCCGATGACCAGACGGCGGCGGGATTAAATTCTGCACTGAACCGCGTTCAGGGCACGACCATGAACATGACACAGGCCATGGGCACGGTCGGGCGCAGCATGACAGCGATGGGCGCGGCGATTACCGCGCCGCTGGCGCTGGGAATCAAAAATACCATGGATTTCGGCAGCGCCATGGCCGAGGTCAGTACGTTTGGCGTACAGGATTTGGATACGCTCGGCCAGGCCGTAAAGGACGTATCGGCAACGTATGGGCTGGATTTGCTCGATGCCGTCGAGGCCACTTATCAGGCGTTATCTGCAAGCGCAACGGAATACGAAACTCCGCAGATTCTCGCTGAATCGGCTAAAGCGGCGGCGGCAGGGCAGTCAGATTTGTCCACAGCGCTGCAAATGGGCGTACAGGTAGCAAGTGCATTCGGCATTGAATACAAGGACTTGAACACAGTATTTAACGACGTATTTCTCACCATTAAATACGGTATTACGCGGTTTGACGATTTGGCGAGCAGTGTGGGTCGCATCGCTCCGATATTTAAGGGCGCTGGAGTAAGCGCGCATGAATTGTTTGCAGCGATTGCCGCGCTCACTAAAGGCGGCCTATCCACGGCAGAAGCGGTCACGGCGTTGCGCGGGGTGATGACGGCAGTGATATCACCAACCAGCGAGGCGGCAGAACTGGCCGACACATTAGGCCTGAATTTTAGCGCAACTGCATTGAAAACGGAGGGGCTTAGCGGGTTTATTGACTTGCTTAATGAGGCGATGGCAAATTCAAGTGATGCGGGAATGCAACAGATCGCGGTGAATAATCAGCAGATAGCCGCCTTAGAGGCTAAAGGAACACTGACTCAGGACGAACAAAAACAGCTGGAGGCGCTGCGCGGGCAGCAGGAAATGTTGAACCTTACGCAGGGCGAGAGCATCGAGCAGTTCGCCGCGTTATTCGGCAATGTGCGCGGGTTGGTCGGTATGCTCGGCCTTGCCGGATCTCAAAATGAGTTCTATAACAAGGTGTTAGGTGAGACGAAAACGAACCTGACAGCAGTGGATGATGCGTTTCAGAACATTGTTAAAAATGACCCGAGTTTTGCATGGCGTCAACTAAAAGCCGAGTTACAGGTGCTGTCTGTTGAAATCGGGACCACACTGTTGCCTGTGCTTGAAAAGGTGGTTGAAACATTAAAGCCATGGATAGATGGTCTGGCCAAATGGATACGCGAGAACGAGGAATTTGCTTCCGGCATTATTGTGTCTGTTGGCGCGCTGGGATTATTTACGCTGACGCTCGGCCCAATATTAATGACGTTGCCGGGCCTTGCGATTCTGTTCAAGGCCATAGCCGTACTGCTCGGCGCTGGCGGTGTTGCTGGCGCGGCGACATCGGCGGCCCCGGCTATTGCGGGTGTTGGCACGGCTGCGGCCACGGCGGCGGGCGCGACGGGCGTTGGCGCGTTAAGTGGTGCACTGGCGAGTATTGTATGGCCTGTGGCGGCGGGCGTGGCTATTGTGGCAGGCATAGCCGCGGTTGGAAAAAGCGCATACGACACTTATGTTGAGTTTACGAAACTAGAGGAGAGCGAACAAAAATGCGCTCTTATGGGCGACCGCTACGCGCAGCATTTGCGTGATAAGGGCATAGCATTCAACGAGGCGGCAATGGCGGCGATGAATTTATCCGAGCGCGTAAAATACGGCGCGGAAGCGGAGAAGCAGGCGGCCGACACCAGCGCGCGCGCATGGTTTGAGCATTTCGCCGGACGCGCCGAAACGGAGAAAGAGTTTGCGAACATGCGCGCGCTGTTGTTGAACAAAAACATCAGCGCGGAGGAGGCTGCGATAGCCGTAAGCAAGGGCATGAACGAGGCCGCCATACAGGAACTCATGCGCGCGGACGCGCAAAAAACAGAACAGATATTAAACAGCATGGGCGTTATCGCCAAGGCGCAGACAACCAGTATCAGCGATATTACACGCGCAGAACTGCAGGGGGCGGGCGAGCGTAACGATATTTGGATGCGATCCACTGAACAGCTCATATTGAGCGAACAACAAAAGGCGCAACAGGTCGCCGGGTTCTGGAGTACGACTTTCGGGGAGATATTGCGCGGCATTGCGGCGCTGCCTGTCGTGGCCGGCGACTGGATGCGCGGCATGGTAGGCATGCAGCCGCTGGCGGCGGGCGGCCCCGTTGCGGCGAACACGCCGTACTTGGTCGGTGAGCGCGGGCCGGAACTGTTCCAGCCGTCAACCAGCGGGCGCATATTCAACCACGGCGAGACAATGGACATGCTTGCGGGTGCGGGCGCGGGCGGGATAACCGTGAACATGAACGGTGTAAACATCTCCAGCAACATGGACGTGGACGCGGTGGCGCGGCGGCTGGGCGACAAACTGCGCCAGCGCATTACGGGCGTGGGCGCGTCCAACGATTGGAGGCGGTAATGGCTGACTCATTCAGTTTCGACGGGACGGACATGGCCGATTACGGTATCACGGTCGTCGGTGGTGAGTGGCCGTTTGCAAAAGTTGGCGTCACGGATACCGTGAACGTGCCCGGCATGGATGGCGGCTACACCTATTACAACGAGGCGGCTCCCGCTGAATTTACGATGGAGGTGGTCTGCGAGGGCGATGACGCAAACGACCTAATAGCGAATCTGCAATCGTTTGCGGCGGCTACACCGACGGACACGGTCGGCGAGATTTATCTTGACGGGATAACGGGCTATTACTGGAAAGCGCGGCGCGTAAGCGATATTCGCGGGCTGCCTATCGGCATGCACGCGCTGCAATTTGAGATCGTATGGCGCATGGACGAGCCGGGACCGTTCCCGGTGACGGGGGCATGACATGAATCTGCTCGGCAACAATATACGCGGCACGCTGGGAAGCGGCATAAACACGGAAGAAACGGCCATGTCCGTCGTGCTGGACGGGAACAGCAAAGCCTTTCCCGCCACACCGTCAGACGCGACGCCCATGTACCTGACCATATCTTCCGAGACAGACCCGTTGCTGTGTGAAATTGTAAAAGTCACGGAGGTAAGTGGCGCGGACGTGACGACAATGGTACGCGCGCAGCGCGGCACGTCCGCGCTGGTATGGCCAACGGGCAGTATAGTCAGTTTGAACCTGCACGCGCAGGATGTGAATATGCTCTACCCTTACGGTGTGTATGACATAGACGCCAAGCCTGCGCCGTTGGCGGTGACCGTGCCGGACAATGCGAGCTTTGTCAATGTAGAGTTTACCGCCGATAACGATACCGTTGTGTTGACGTTGCCGCAGGGCGAAATAAACCAGGGGAAAATAATCGCCGTGGCGGCCAACATAACAGCGGATGCCGGAACCGCGACCGCGCTGGATATTGTTCTGGGCATAAATTTTGGTACGGAATCGGGCGTTGCGAACGGCACGTATATATATCTGTGCGTCGCGCCGGGCGAATGGGCGCCGCTGCATGCTGTATACGCGACCACGCCGATCGCGGGCGTGACGCTGGGCGCGGCGGCAGGTGCCGAGGCCACACCGTCGTTAACGTTCAGCGACACGGCCACGGGCTTTTACCGTTCGGCGGCAGACGAGATAGCCGCGAGCGTGAGCGCGTCCAATGTGGCTACGCTGTCCGCTGCGGGGC